TAGTTAAAGCTGTTTCATATGGTGTTGTTGGTGTAATTAGCCCTGAAATCATAAATGGTTTGATTACATTAGCTAAGAAATATGCGAAAAACCCTGAAAAAATAATTAAAAAATAATTAAAATGGACTTTAAATCAAAAAAAGAAGTTGTTAAAACTGTTCAAAAACTATTAGGTGTTTCTGCTGATGGATCTGATGGCCCAGTCACTTGGAATGCTATACTAGCCAAGTTATCTACAGACGAAACAGAGGTTTCTGGGAGTAGTATTTCAGAAAAAATGGTTAATTTAGCCCGTGGAGAAATTGGGGTATCAGAAATTGACGGTAGTAACTGTGGCCCAAGGGTTGACGTATATAAAGCTGCTACTTGGTTGGACCCTGATAAGGGTTGGCCTTGGTGTGCGGCCTTCATCTGCTGGCTGGTTAGAGAGGCTATCGAAGGAGAAGATGTTTCGTTTAAAAGACCTCAAACAGCAGGAGCTTGGGATTTTGAAAACTGGGCTAGAAAGCAAGGCTCAAAAGGGGTTGATTTGCGGAAGCCTACAAATGAGGACATTAAAGCTGGAGATATTGTAGTATTTACATTTTCTCATATTGGATTGGCCGTTAAAGACATCGACTCTAGTGGCTATGTCACCACGATTGAAGGTAATACTAACGGAGCTGGTAGCAGGGAAGGAGGCTCCGTTTTAGAAAAACGTAGGCATGTCTCAAAAATAAGGAGTAGAATTAGAATTTTTTAGTAGAAATAAAATCTCGTTAGTGGAATATAGTTTGATGTCTAAAGTAAACATAGAAGTCGATCCTAACTATATATTCTCATACGTAGTTGGTAATTCTTTGTTTGAGCCTATAGAAAAATGTATAGACTCTACAAGGTATGAAGTTTATGACGCTTTCATCTATGATCTAAAAACTCAAAATTATTTAGATCAGAGCGAGGAATATCAAAATTTTTATTGGGAAGTCGTGAGATTAAAAAGGCTTGCTAGAGAAATGTCTTCCAGAGAGATAAAAAGTCTTTGTGAGGAGATAGCTGAGATTGCTCCAAAATACGTAGAAATATAATTATGGCTAAAAAAACATCAGGATTAATGGCTCCTACCAAGAAAAAGGTTAAGAATAAAGGGGTCCATTCTAAGAATAAAAACTCTTCCAATAAATCTAGTAAGAATTATAAGAAGAAATACAGGGGGCAAGGTCGATAATATTATGTTCCACAGTATAATCAGTAAATTAATCAAGAATCTTCAGGCTTCGTTAAAGGACTTGGAGGATTTGAAGGGTGAGGTATCTAGCGTTGGCATCGGATCGTCTAGCACGGGCATCGGATCGTCTAGCGTTGGCGTTGGATCTTACTCTGTTAATTCTAGTGAGGTATTAACTCCTTTTAAATTCGGTCATATTGCTGAATATACTGGTGATCAGGTCTTTTGGCCTAGATTTAAATATCTACAAGGCGAGATAGTAGGGAATCTAACTAAGACGCGAACTATGGGTTTAGACGATAGTGGGGTTATACATTCTTTAGGTTATAAATCTGATATGCATATCGAGACTGATACATCTACAGATTCCATAAAAAGAAATAGTGTGGGTTATAAAGGGTTTATCGGGAATGTCGAAGCTTCTGATGGTTATACATATTTCTTACCATCTTACCAGACTTCGATTGGTAAATTGAGTAGGAAGACAGGTTCTATAACTTTAGAAAAGAAATTCACTTCTTGCCCTCAAGTTAGATCTGGAGCAGAAGGTAATGATGGAATTATCTATATGCCATCTTACACAAAGACCTTAAATATTTTTTCTTATAACACAAATACTGGGAAAGTGGCATCTACAACCCCACAAAAGCCTAGTCGTTACACATTTTGTAATCATATCTGGGGAGCAGCAGTAGATAAGAAAGGGGAGATCTACATGCCTCAAACATTAGGTACTAGCGTAGCTAAGATTGATAAGTTCGGTATCTTTTCTTACTTGGATGGGCCTCCAGTTACTTCTGGGGTTTCAGGTTGGACTCATAAATACGTTGGCGCGACTTATGTAGAGTCTGTTGACAAAGTGTTTTGTTTACCAAGGCAAGGTAAGAAGATTTTAATTATTAATTGCGCTGATGACACATATGAGGAGGTTGATTTACCAGTGGACTATCTTGCAGTAGCTAACAAAAATAAAAACTTTCATGGGTTCTTGGCTCCTGATGGTTGGATTTACAGCGCATTCTGGGCAGACACTAAGTGTTTTCGGATTAATCCAGAAACTTATGAGATACAGTGGAAAGATTACGAGTATGAATTTATGGATGGTCATTTAACAGCTAAAGAGGGTTCTGGCATCATGAGTTTAGGCACAGGGTATTCAACCGCTGCTTTAGTGAGCGGTAATAATGTTTACCTTGGCTTAGCTGGTACTTCTAGAGCTATCAAGCTTGAATTCTAAAAATGAAAAACTATAGGCAGGTCCATATAATCGCCAAAGATAGAGGTTTTAAATACGAACCTGTCTTAAATACTCCAGAGTTTCACGATGAAAAAGGGGCTTTAGATTATTGGGCTTATAATAAAAACAGAATACAGGATTCTAATTTTTACGATGACCCTATTGTTATTATTAGGAGAGAAGTGAATAATGTGCTTGCCAAAGAACTTTGAGTCCCTATAATGGGGGGCGTATGACAAAGACAATATTATTCTTATCTGTTTGTTTGCCCTTATGGGGTGTAGCTGCTTGGCATGGTTATAAAGAACCAAAGGTTAAAATTAAAGAGACTATCAAGGTCGTTGCGCCAGAGAAAGTGGATGCCCATGTTACCCTTACTAAATGGCAGCTAGATAAAATGCTTAGTTGGTATGGTGAAGATGCCCATCCTGCTGATGCTGTGAGGTTTAAAACAATAGTTAAGAGCGATGGGGAGGGTTGGAGGATCTCCTCCACCCATTTAGCTAAGGGATCAGAACCATCTCCTGTCCCAGAAGGTAAGTATTTTGTTATCGATTCGTCTTATGTAGACCATGCGGGGGATTTCAAATCCTGTGTGGAATATGCTGATAGTTATAAGAATTTTCATGATTATATTGTCATAAGTGCAGAATGAGTTTTAGGTACGATAGTAGGATTATTGGCCCTAACGGTTATAAAGAGTTGATGATTGCTGTTTTGAATGAACATGACAACCCTATTGATTCCTGTTGTCACAAGTTAGATTCTCCAGATATCTATGACATTGAGAGTGCTGAGACTGGAGCGCATAAGTTTGGTATTCAAGGGTGGGATCTAGATCCTGCTGATCAATATCAAGGCTACGCCACAAAACAAATTGGTTCATAATTACTTAAAATAGTGTAAATTACAGTATGGACGTAATTATTCAACTGGTTCAAGATAATCCTTGGTTTGGCGTAGTGACTGCTGGAATTGCTTTTGCATCTGCAATCGCTGCTGCAACCCCAACCCCAAAAGAAGGGACGCTCTGGGCAAAAATCTATTCGATAATTGACTGGGCGGCTCTAAATGTTGGTAAAGCCAAAAATAAATAGTCTAGTTTCTCCTAGATCAACCTCCTACCTGTAATGGGTAGGGGGTTTTTTTTATTTTTTCTTGCAATTTTTAATTACTTATATAGTATATTTATATGATTTCTAATAAAGCTAAAGGTCTGTCAGGTTCTAGTCATGTTGCTCACACTAAGAAGCTCATGGATGAGTCTACAAAACGTTACCATCACTCATGCTTGTCGGCTGGGTTGGTAATAAAGAAGACGGGTAAGATGCAAGACATCGGCCATGTCGATTTTATCGTAGACGGAGAGACTGTAGACTTAAAAGGTATTAAGAACTCTACGCGAGAAGGGAGAATTCTTTTAGAGTTTACTAATGTTAATGGCAAGACTGGTTGGTGTAATGAGAAAGGCACTCCCGTTTGGATAGCTTTTGATGTAGGGGCTTTTTTCCTTCATGTTAAAAACATCGATCTTTACAATCTAGCTAAAGACAAATGCGATATGCACGATAGGGTAACTAAAGTCAGCGATTGTTTGTATAAAGGATACCAGCGTAACGGTAGAAAAGATTGGATGTCTATGGTGACGTTGGAAGATGTCTTGTCCAATTGTGAGTATTGGTTTTTGCCCTATCAAGAATACGAGCTTCCCATCGAAAAGGTTCAAGGGTAATTTTATTAATCTTGAAAAAATCTCTTGACCATAGCTGAGTATTGCTTAGGGTTACCCCCAAGCCCTTATAGATATTTATTGCCACCGCCTGGGTAACCTCCTAGAATATCTTTAGCGTTTATAATTTCTTATGAAGATGAATTACCTAAAAGCAGAATGCTTATTCTTTACGATTTTTGTTG